CACCATTTGGACCAAAGTGAGCAATTGCCAACGTACCGCCTAACTCAATGATGTTAGAAAATTGTGGAATTGAAATCATAGTTTTACCTTTATTTTAAGAGATTGCTCTTATTGTATGCTCCGAATATGTTTCAGCTTCATATGAATATGTGCTTAAAGGATCCGAAGAATCTTGACTATACGCATTAAAATACAAACTTCCAGTGTTTGTATTATTTATTGTTTCGGATAGGAGTTTGTTTTTAGAACGTATTGGTACTCCATCTACTGAACTAACATATTGATTAAAAGTGTTACCACTCCAATCCAATGATTTTCCAGATTCTACAGTTGATACTGCATCTGTTCCAACACGATAATATGTTACAGTTTGATTGAATACATCTGCTTCACCATACTGAACTCCTCCAGAATAATATGGTGATAGATAAATTGCATCTATATGATATGGAACTATTTGAGGGATTGGATTATCATCAACCGCATCAATAGCATCTTTCCAAGTATTACCGGCAAATTGCCAATTCTTTCCGCTTTCTACTGGAATAATAAATTCTGCAACAGTGCCACGAGTAAATGAATCTATTACATTTTCTGTCGTAGATGTACTATCGTTCTTCAACTGATGTACATCATTAAATCTATCATCTAATGAATTTACAATAGAATCTAGTACTGAAATGATTTTATCATCATCATAGTAATTAAAATCTGGTTGAGACACGCTATCAGTTTTTGGCGCTACTACATCTTTAATGTCTTGGTTATCAGTATGAATAGATTCAATGGAATCAGATTCTACCTTATAAACTTCATTAGTTCCTTCGTCGTCTGTTACAAATTCTTGTTCTAAGAATTGACGACGGATAAACGCTAACAATGGACTTGCAGAAACTAAATAATCATTCTTAATGTTATACTCTGCATATAATTCCATACCAGCAGGATGCAATAACTGTTTAACTATTTCAATATACGAATCAATTTGTTGTTCTACTCGAATTACATAAGAGAACAATTGATAGTATTTGCCATCTTGGATATACGATTCATCAGAAATAAAACCGTCTGATGCTGCGTAATATCCAGGATATGTTGCAACAGCACCCAATTCAATTTTTATTTCTGCAGTATCATTATCTATTACGTTAGTATTACTTGCATTCGTATAGAATGAAGCAATTATATCACCAACATAAGTACCATCGGCATAAAATACGTTTTGATTATTTGCAACAGTTGGCTGATAGAATTCGTCAAAATAAAAATAATCTTGTTTGTTGATATAACCAAAATCAACGAATCCGTTTATTCCATCCGGATATGGTCCTGGAACTGGATGCAGATAAGGAACAGCAACTGCTTGCTTATTGCTTAATTTTGCGTAATATGTTGATTCATAATCTAATCCAAATGAAATGATCTGAATCTTTTTAATAGATCCGCCAGTTCCAATTTTAGTAACTTTAATTAAAGAACCATCGCCTGAATTTGTTTTTAAATAAAACAATTGACCAACTTCAAATCCAGCGCCTTCTGTCGTAATTGTGTACTTATTTGGACATGGTATAATATTGCCTAAATCGCTTCCATCTTCTGATCGTACAACATCACCAATACTAATATCTTGCACATATGCACGATCTATGAAAACTTCATAGACATTGTTTCTATAATAAACAACACGAGGACTAAACACATGAACATGTTTATACTGCGTTTCAATCGTAATGATTTTACCGGTGAGATTAAACATATCACCGGATTTTACTTCTATGAATACTGATTTTTCTTGAATCCATTTACCATCAGACGCACGCAATATTTGTGTAGACGGATAAAAAACTTCAGAATCCTTATTAAATAGAATTCTAAACAAGAATTGATAAGATTCTTTAGAACCTCTTGATTGATAAAATTCACGTATTCTTTGAAGAATGAATCTTTCATTTGCCAACGTATTTGTTGGAAATAATACTGAAAGTTCTTTCTTAAATCTAATTACAAATTCTTCAAGTGTATTTTCGATAGAACGAATATCTTCTAAATTACGTTGTTGTGTTTGATCAAGAAATTCATAATATGCTTTTATGAATTTCACGAATAACTCGTATTCGCCCCTTACATATTCGGGGATTTGACGTTCTAAAGCAACGGTAATTGGAGTCTTATTCATTATGTTCTACTGGAAGAAGCTATATGAGTATTTGGCGTTGTTTCTTGAATGACGTTAATCTTAAGATGCATAGCCTCGATGTTAACGATCTGATTGTGTTTACCAATGATGTCATTTGACTGAGTTTTAACAATTAATTCAAAATCAGATTCAGCAAGACCTGATACAAACAATGAATTAATTTTGACTTCACCAGTATCATAATTTACAGTGCCTATAGATCTATTTACAAACACTTTTGTATAATCTAATGGGCTGTAATAAAATAATCTTAACTTGCCTGCGCCATCATCATCAATATAATGTATAGTTTGAGAATCATTGATATAAAAACCAGTAGTCATAATTGATTCTTCAGCAACACCAGATTTATACACAGCGTTGTTTAATTGAATCGTATAACTGGTTGCAAGATTGAAAACAGTACTAATAGATCTGCGCAACGTTATGGTTGTTATATTATTTATGATAGATGTGTCGGCATCATCTATATTACGTATCAATCTAGAATAACGTAATATTCCATCGAATTTCTGTAAGTTAATGTCATTATATTCTAAGATTGCTTGACGAACAATTTGTTCAATTTGTGATGAAGATTTGTTAGTCAAGTTAGGATTATAATACACAGTTGTTTCTACTGCAATGGTGTTATAAATTGGATCTACTAATGTTGGGAAAATCCCAAGTATTGCCTTAGGCTTAATGATATCTTCAACAATAGAATTCTTCTCAGACTGTGTTAAAAATAAACTAGACTGAGGTTTGATACAAATATAAACCTTTCCATAAATTGGAGGGTTCATAGTATCACCACCCCAACATGCAATAGAATCAATGTCAGGATAACTCGTTCTAATTATATCTGCATAATCTTGTGCAGTAACTGCTCTATCTTGAACTTTATACTTGTGAGAAACATTATATTTTATTTCGTCAACAGTTTCAGCTTCTCTTCCACCATACGCAGTTTTATTGACTGTGATAGTAGGTGATTCGCCATAGCTTGGCCCACTATAAGTAAAAATCTTAATGCCATTTGCTGCAGAACCATTGGTAACTATATACTCAACAATGATCACTGAACCTAGTTCTGGTTCTTTGCCTAAGTTATCTTTACCAAAATAAATTTGGTACTGTTCACCTTCAATTTCACGAATAAAGAATACTTCGCTGGTTGAATTTAACCCAACAACTTTTTCAGAATATTTGTAAGGAGTTGTATTCAAAGATGTAGGATTCTTAACACTAACCTTAATAGTATTAATGTCTATGTTCTTATTTTGAAGTATGATCTTTACGTTTTCTAATAAATTAAATCTTTCAGTTACAGGTTTTCCTTCATATATGTCTATAGAAGAAAATTCATACAACGATGTAGATTCATTACGTAGACCTATAGTTTCAGTGATCGTATAGAAAGAATATTCAACGCCCGAAATAGTAGATGTAAATGCACTAAACTTTGGTAATGACAAAGTTCCTGATGTATTACTTCCAATTGGAACTGTCATTGATAGATTTGCTCTTGACGCAGTACGTGAAATTGGAACATATCCATAATTATTAGCAATTGATATGACACTGTCACGTTTACTTGCAGAATCTAAGAACATCTCGTTCACTGCAAGGTTTGTGTACATTGCATTATAGTGTGTATTATATGCCAATACGTCTAAAAGAATATTTAAACCAGAACCATCAAAATCATAATCAGTAAATTGGTCTTGGCTCTTAAGGAAATCTTTCAAACTAGACTTAATTAGATCAAAGTCTAAATCAGAAACGTTTATTTTATTGTTAGCCATTATCGAGTTCTTTCTAGGAATAAGTCAACGCTTATCGGTGTACTTGTATTGACAATTGCAAAAACTATGGTAACATAGACTCCATTATTGTCTGGGCTTAATAATACAGATACGTCTAATAAATTCGCCCTTGGCTCATATGTGTTAATAACGTTGATTATTGTTTTCTTTATTACTGCACCAAGCATTGGTGTAATTGGCTCAAACAATAGGGCTGAAATTTGAGAACCAATGTCACTATGGAATGGTCTCTCAAAGTTTTTTGTCATTACTAAGTTTTTTATAGACTGCTTTATAGAATTCTCGTCATATTTACGAGAAATGTCTTTTGACACGGGGTTCGGTAAGAACGCCATGTCAATATCTGAAAAGGTGCGAGTATTTTTAGCCATATGTTTATTTATTCTTATCCAGCGAATACTTTAGACGATCCTGTTGTTATAATGTGAACTGTTTCGTAAGTATCCCCAACTCTAGCAATTCCAGAACCTTCACAGAGTACTTTAGTAGACGCAGAATCTAAAGATGGAGCATGAGGAACACAACCTGGTGCAGGATGTTCTTGCATAGTATTACCAATGTGAATTGCTAAAATATTTTCTACATATACTTTTGAAACGCCCTGATCTGTTGCTTGTGTTGTTGGTGAATTACAGTTTTTTCCAGTTCCATGTGGTGATGAAACTGTATCAACACCACCAGATCTTGCTACTTGAGGCATATTATGCTACCAATACGAATTGACCAAAATCACTAATTCTCTTATGATCACGCATAGTGAATATCTGTTTCTTTACATTCGTATATTTAAATGAAACGTGAATCCATACAGTATTAGATCCTTGATATTCTAATAGGAGTTGATCATATGGAATAAGTTGTTGAATTCTACTAATTGCTTCATAATGACCTTGTCTATCCAAGTTTGGAATTACAATATCTGCTGCACATCCCAAATAGTGATCTGATGTTTTAGAAGAATTTGCAACATCACCAGGACGTCTAAATCCAGAAGTTATAACCATGTTAGGATATAAGTTTCTTATAGGTTCTAAACAATTTTCTGCAAGACCTTTTAGGTTACAAACAATTTCTTGAACTTTTAGACCTTGTTGTTCAACGACAGGTCTACTTCCATTTTTAGTTAGTGCACCTAAAGTAAAGTTTTTAGATAATGCAAACGATGGTTCAAATGTGCTCTTCATCATAATGGCATCACATGATTTTGGACCACTTGGAATAGGCGACGGTGGTGCCTGCACAGTTTCTTGCATATTACCACTATTCATTTCTTCTTTCTTTATTGCACCATTATTAATTTGTTTTTGTGTGTACGCAGTTGAATCGCCTTCTTCAGGAGTTTCATAATGTCCAGCAGCCGATGCGCCTCGTGTTATAACTGTAAGTTTACCAAAGTCTGGCATTTCTGGAGATTGTTTATCTCCAGGAATATCAAGGCCGGTTGTATTTGCTGCATTTGCACCCATACCAAGATGAACTTGTGCGCCATCTAGTTTTGCATTCGCAGAAGCGTTAATGCTTGCATCTCCACCTGCATCAATAGTAGAATTACCAGATGTTTTAAGATCAAACGTTTCGGCTTCCATCAATATTGAAGTAGCTTTTATTGCTAAAGATTCGCCAACAGCTAAGTTCATATTCCCACTTACGTTTACATGTGCATCATT